CGTCCAGCCCGAAGACTGCGTATTGTTTATATTCTGCCAGTTTGCGTTCTCGCTGTCATCAATTAACGACCAATAAAACACGCCAAAACTGCCAACATTACCCATTGCTTGACTACCTGTGATAGCAATCAACCTTGCGCCAACTGACATTGTGCCAGCAGCACCTGCTGCAGATACACCCGACAACGCGAGCGATCTAACAGGAACATCATCACCTACTAGTCCAGAGCCAGACACGCCAGTCAGCGCAACTGTAACACCCGCACTAGCAGTACCAACCGAGCCGATGGCTTCAACGCCATCAAGCACAAACTTGCGCACCATGGTGTCCACTTCACCAGTGGCTTCAACACCCGTCAGTGCAACCGAGACAGTACCAACTGCAACAGAGCCAACTGCCCCGCTTGCCTCAACCCCTGTGATTGCACTCGAAGTAGCCCCAGCAACAGAGCCAACTTCACCAGAACCCAAAACACCTGATACAGCCGCACTCTGCGTATTTGCAACAGAGCCTTCTAAGCCTTCCGCCTGAACACCACTAACCGCTGTCTGGAATCCGCTTGTCGCTGTGCCCGCGAAGCCAACCGCCTGAACACCCGTGATCGCAACTTCTTTGACCGGGATGTCCGTGCCAACCAGACCCGAGGCGTTGACGCCGCTCAGAGCAACCGTTATCGCCCCAACAGCAACTGACCCAACCGCACCCGCACCCGCTACGCCCGTAATTGCTACTTCATAAACAACTTCCGCCGTTACAGTACCAACAGCGCCAGACGCGGCAACGCCGGAGATTTCTGATTGCAGACCTCCCCAGCTATTGTCGCCCCACGCCCCTGCGCCCCATGCGGTTGTCATGCCCTACCCTCCTGTTTAGGAGGATTAGGTTGTAGCTAAACGCAGCAACGCAGTAGATGTTGTATTGGGAGGCATTGTCAATGTAAACGTACCGGCAGTCACAGTCTGATCGCCAAATGTGTGTACGCTGACAGCCTTGTCAGAAGCTGATGAGTTATAAATCAACACAGCATTAAACGCCGCAGAGTTAATGGTTACGTTTGTGTATGTCAAACTTGCGCCGGGTGTCCAATACGCAACACCCGCCGTAGCAGATGAGTTTGTAGATAACGGGGATGTGCTATTAGTCACCGTCACACCGCCAGCCGTGTAGTTTGTACCGGTCACTTCGCCCGTAGTTGAGTACACAGTTGTTGCCGCATTAATTGTGGCAGAAGAGAAATACAAAGCAGCTTTAAAAGTGTTGCCTGTACCTGTGGTGAAGTTGTGCGTAGCTGTCAGCAGTTCTTGCATGAACGACGTGCACATTGCTTGGGTATTTGCCATGATTTTTCCTTTACTCGAAAGAAGCTGTGGAACCTGAGAGGGCCACGGATTGTTTTAATTGAACGTGCGCGGATCTGTGCACAAGTTCGCCATCCAACCAATACTCCACCCAAGTGGTGTACTCGTTATCATTATCAACGTTGCCTTCACGCTTTTCAAGCAGGGCTTCGTCCATTTCGCCTTTGGTTGTGTTTACAAGTGCCATAGGTTTCCTTAATTAGAAGAACGAATCAATGCTGCCGTGGCTGTGTTAGCAGGCATTGTGATTGTGAATGTACCGACAGACGTTTTGTCCGACCCAAAGTCCAACACCGCTATGGATTTGTTGCCCTGCGTGACGTTGTAAATTAACGCACACCTAGCCGTGATCGCGCCTGTCCATGAGATGTTTGGGAAACCAACATAGGCTGTGTACCCAGAAGTGTTGACTGTGATTGGAGTCAACTGCGCACCACCAGCAGAGTAAGTGCCTGTGTTAGCTACTTCATTGGTTGAACTGTACACAGTCGTGTCTTCGTTTAGATTAGCGTTAGCCGTATACAAAGCAATCTTGATGACGTCAGTCGTCAGGTCATGAATACCTTGGTAAAGCTCTGCCTTAAACGATGTGGTCTGGGTTTGGACAATAGCCATCAGGTCACCGCCTGTCTATACTGACCAGAGCGGTAAGCGTCTTGACGCTCCATACCATCGCCCAAACGTTTAGCCAATGCAAGTGCTTCTTGGTACTTGGTGTTATACAGCAGCATCATGTCCTGCTCACCCTTCATGTAGGTGTAAGCTTCAACCAAAGAGCCATACAAAAGCACTGAGTCAAAGTTGTCACCAAGCCATGTGCGACCATCCGCCGCAACCGTAATGGACTCTGGGTAGTAGTAATAGTGCAACTCAACTGTGTAGTTTGCATCGGGCTTGGGGCCAACAATAAACGTCAATTCATCCGTAATGGTGCTGCCGCTAACTGTTGGGCCGAACAAAGCATAGTACCGGGGCAAACCTGTCTCAGTTGGGCTGGGATAAGCTTGGCGAATAAAGTTTACATCTTTGTTCAGTAAGTACTCGTAGTTGCCGTCGGCATCAATAACAGCCAGTGAATACACAGCTAAAAAGTCATCTGGTGCGGACAAATACGTGCTTGTAGTGGATACCACGCCCGTTACGTTCTTACGAATAGACGGGAACTGAACAGTGTTGTAAATACGCTGCTCAGCCTGCGTAACGAACACGGGAATATTAGCCACGAAATCTGCTTCCGTGTTCTCCGTATACGCCTGAATAGCAGCGCTGAGTGCGGCGTAATTCATGCCATCGGGCCCCGAGACATCAGACCTTTGGTAGCGCAACCTGTACCGCGCATTTTGATGCCGGAAGTTTTGGTTTCATTCTGGCCGTTGTTGTAGTTACCAACACTCATCTTCATGGTGCTAAGGCTACTGATGCTGGAATCCTTGCCGGGATTAGTCGACATCACCAAAGGCTTGCCATTCATTTTGTGCGGTGCAGCATAGGTAGCAGCGTCGCCAACTTCTTTGCCCATAACTTTTTTACTGAATTTAGCCATGATTAACCTTTCTTTTGGTTCATTGCACGGGCCATGTTGCGACCGACTTTCATCATCGCTTCGCTGGTCACGCCAGAAGACTTTTTACCGCCTCTGGGGTTTGGTGCTGTGGGGCCGCTGTTAGGGAAGATTTGAACATCTGTCTTACCTTTTTTAGCGACGCCGTCTGCTGCTTTTTTGAATCCCATTTTAATCTCCTAAGTAACTGTTACCGTAACTGTACCAACATAAGTCGTTGCCACCAAGTAGTTTGGTGTTAAAGACGCATCAAAATTACTTGATCCACCAACCGGAGCCCAGCCCCATTGAATTTCCCTAGAACCACCTGTTACAAAACCAGCCGCATTTTGGTCGGTACTGGTTGAGTTTACTATCTGCAATCCATTTGTACCCGCCGTGTAGTAAGTCGTATCTCTACGTGGGTTACGCACAGCTTGTGGGTCGTCAACTGGATACATGCCTAGTAACAACTGCGGCTGATCCGGATCCCAGCACTCAGGGCAGACAAGCAGATTGTAAATCTTAGTCTTCTGAATTTCTTTACGGAGCGCCGTTAGTTTGTACTGAAAGCCACAGCGAAACCTATTGCCCATTTACGTACCGCTTCCAATAAACATTTGCCTTGGTACAAACCGCAAAGAAGCATGTTCTTGATCTTCGCCAGCCGCTAACTGCCAAGCTTCGTCGTATTGAGCTTTGAGGACGTCTAAACGCCCCGCCCCTTCTGGAACTTTTAACGCCAAATAGTAGGCGAGTCCAGCAACCAAGCAGGGCAGGAAACGGAAAGGTACATCCATAGTCCGAGTGCCGCCACCTGCGTCATCAATACGGCGCATACGCCAGTAAACGAATTGGTAGGTTTGTGATCCATCTGGGGTCGGCCAAACAGTTACGGATGGCAAGTTTTGCGAGTAGACAGCGGCGGCAGTTGAGTGCGCCACTGCGGTTGTATTATTTTGGCCACGGAAGCAGTTCATCAACTGATTGCCGCTAATGTAGCCGTACTGCACAGTTTCGTTTTCAATTAATACAAAGCCTGTAGTAGCCAAACCCACAACAGAAGTTAGCGTAATCGTAGTGTCTGTTGCAGAAATACCACCATTTAATGTAGTCCCTACGGACGATGTTTGCCCATCTAAACGCTGGAACCAC